ACAAATGAACCAAGTTGGGGTGACCCGCCTCGCGCAAGCGCAGGGCAATAGTTGCTCGGTCCTGTTCAACCGCCTCTTTCAGATAAAACGCCACCACATGCTTGACGCTGTCTTTGAAAGCCCTGGCCTGGGCCTGCACCGTTGGGTGCGACTGGTCCCCTACATAGATGATCTTGTCAGCAGCGCGCGCAGCCAACTCTTCAGTTGTCCAGCCGCGCCTTTGCGTGGTCTCGACGAAGACGCTGCCTACATGTACGGGTGCTGGTGCTGTAATCATGGGCCTGGTGAATCCGATTTAAGTGGAATACGAAGCATACCGTCACGGTACTCGTCACGGCGGCGGCGACCCTGCTGTTCAGTGCCCAGGCCTTGGATGGCTTCCTTGTACGCGCTGCGGAAGTATTGCATCATTTCGGGAGGTCCTTTGGTGTAACTGTAGGCCTGAATCAAGCAGGCGTACAGCAATGCCTCAGGTGCATTAGTACTGACCCAAGTGGTCGTATTGGTCGACGACAACTGTGCTGGACGATAGATGTAGCCCAGCTCCACGCTGTAGCTTTGATTCGGCGTGGGTGCAATGTAGAAGGTGTTCTGGTCCCACACGGCATAGTACTTGGGCGTGCCCTGCGTGGTGCCGTTGGCCCAGTACTCTTTCATGAAGGACGTGTCTCTGAAGTCCAGGAACAATTGATCGCCGCTGGTGGGTGTCAGGATCAGGTACCGATGCGTCAAAAGGTCAGTAGGGGCAGTCAGAAACCTGTTGCCCTGGGTCATGGTGCCTGTCACCTCGAGCTTGAACACATCCAGGTCAATCTCGCGAAGAATCTGGTTCTCCGCCATGGTGATGAAAGTGTTGATCACCGCCTCCGTGAACACGTTACTGTTCACCTCGGTGTAGTTTCGGATGTTGGTAACAAGCTCGTTGTAGGTCATGTAATGCTCACAGTCACTTTGCCAACAACGCCTTGCGCAATGAGCGCTTGGTCTTGAATGTACGGCTGCATGTTGGTGCCGCCTCGGACGCTGCCAAAACTTTGAAATGCCGTAAAGCCTGGCGCGCCCACAAAAACAGATACGGGCTCGATGCGATCGGGACGCGGATCACGCAGTGCAATGGCGTCCCCTTTGTAATTAAGTGGCTCGAGCTGGGGCTCTTTTGGCTCGTAGTCGTCGGGACAGACCATAAAACCCCGCCAGTTCTTGCGCAGGTTGTTGTACTTGTACCTCTGCCCGCAGTAGTCGCACAGTCCGTAGGAATATATGCCGGTTGCAAAGGCCATGTCATACCCCTAGGTCCGGCACAAACTGCACGCTGGCAGTGTCCCGGTCTTCCATCGCCGCGCGGAGGAAGTCCTCCTCATAAAGCGCCTTGAGTGCAGCCGTCCGATCAGGAGCAAACTTGAGTGCCAGGTAATAGGCCAGACCAGATGTCAGGCAAGGCAGGAAGCGGAAATTGACATCGGCATCGTTTGTGTATGCGCCTGCGTCCTGGATGCGACGAATGCGGTAGTACACGAAGGTGTAGTTTTGATCTGCTGCCGGGTAAAAATATACCTTTGGGGTGTTAGTACGCTCTACGTAAAACTGAGCAGGGCGGGCCTGCGTAGTCTTGTCCGGCACGTTGAGCCAGTCTTCACGGCTGATTCGCTCAATGTAAACGTCGGTGTTTGTACCTTGGTTATTTTGGCGAATGACAGCTTCCAATACGTTAACCACGTCCGTGGGTAACGATATAGTGTTATCGCCTTGCACTAGGGCATAAGTGGCCTGCTCAATTGTCCACAGATTCAACCCGCGATTGGCCCAATCGAGAAACAGCAAGTTGAGCGAGCGACGTGCCGACGTGAGTTGGTACCCACTGGTCGCCCGCATGCCGCAGCGCTCAAATGCCTCTTCGATTAAGTCATCAATCGACAGGTTAAACGTGGTCGTGCCCGATGTGGCCATTTAGCACATGCCGCCTTTTTTGTAGCCCTTGGCCATCATGCCACCGCCCATTTTTCCAATGGGTTTGCCCATGGCCATGCGCTTGTGCTCGTTGACGTTGCCCTTGTTAGCCATGCCGCCCTTTTTCATCATAGGGACGCCAGTGCTTTTACTAGGCGAAGACATCATCTTATTTGCGGGTCCGCTTTCAACAGCGCCGCCGCCACGTGTGGCGCAACCCATACCTTTTCCAGCCATATCAAACTCCTTTTTTCATTGCACGGCCCTTGACGTCGGCCGTTTTACGTTTCACCGCACGACCCATCTTGTCGGCCATGTCGGAATTCTTCATCATCGTGCCGTTAGGCATTTTGTGCATGCCTGCCGCGCCGCCCTTTTTCATCTTGCCAACGCCATCGGCCGCAAAAGCAGGCACTGATTTGCCGCCCTTTTTGACCATTTTCAGTTTTGAGGTTGCCATCATTGCTCCTTACTTTGCTTGCTGAATAAGTTGATCAATTTTTGCTTCAAGGCGGTTAAACCGCTGGTCAATGTGGTCAGTAATGCGCTGCACTTCTGCTTGAGTAGTGTAATCACGGGCAATCTCCTCGCGTGTCTTATTTAGAAGAATGTCCAGCCGCTTGAGCTCCTGAAACTTGTCTTTGAGCAAAAAGCCAAGTGCGCCGGTTATGAAGGTCAGGGCAAGCGACCATGCTGAGTTCAGGTCCATTTAGTACAGCTTTCCTTTTGTTCTGCCCCGTATGGCTATTCCATCTCCGCGCCTTGCTGCTTCAGAGAGCCTGACTGGTCCGCCTTTTGCGTACTTTTTACCCAAATCTGCTGCTTTTTGTTGATATTCCGTTTTTCTCATGGAACTTTCTAAAGGGTACGCACTGTAGGACGCAGGATCAAACTTTGCCTTGTTTTCATACGACTTTTCGGCAGGTTTCTCGCCTCGACGAACCAGACCTTTGTCCGCGTTCAATAAGTCGCGCAACGTCTTATCCTTACCGTATTCCGACTGGAAAGCAACAAGTTCCTTCGCGGAAACTTTAGCTTTTCCGTCTACAACTTCACGGTTAGGGTTGGGTTTGTAAGCCATGTCGTACTCCTAGCATTTCCATCTTGCTAAAGCAGCCGCCTTGCGGGTCGGCTTGCCTTTTTCATCTTTCATCGGCCCCGGCATCCCGCCCATGCGCGCGCAGAACGAGTCTTTGCGCGGTCCGCCTTTGGGCTGTGGGGCCTTGAGGTTGCTGCCTGTTGCCGCGTTGTACTTGGCACGGCCTTTGGCCGTCAAGCCCGCCCCTTTGGAGATGGGCAATTTCTCACCGCGACCAACCGAAAGGGAGGGCGCTTTCTTGGCCATTACTGCGCTGCTCCACCATAAAAGAACAGTGTCACGCTGGTAACTTCAGCACTGGAAACATCAATAAACACCCCTGAATCAAAGAGAATTCCCATATCCGGGAGGATGAGGTCAGTGGCTCCGGCCGCAGCAGGGGTAGTGATGGTCAGCAGTACCGTGCCTGCAGTGGTGCTGCCGTTCTTCAATGTAAAGGACGCGGCCGTAGCCGTGTTTGTAAAGTAAATGCCAGCTACCCTTGTGCGACCCCCAACTGCATGGCCATCGGCAGTCTTTGTGACTGCCTGAATATTGCTGTTGCTCATGTCGGACCCCTAATTAAGCAGTGCGCGTGAAGACGTATGCTGTGGCGCTGGAGAACATGATGGTGAAACGAGCCAAACCTGTCACACCCGAAGCAACGGTCAGGTCGCCAAAGCTGGCAGCGGTATCCACTGCTGCGCTAGACAAAACGCCGTTTACAGCAACAGCAATAGTCACTGTGCTTGCGCCACCGGTGTTGTCCACGTACAAGTCCATCACAGTACCTTTGGCAGCGCCAAGAGCAGCACCAAGCAACGTGCCAGTAGGCAGCGTAATGATTGTGGCAGCAGCAGAGGTAGATGTGATGTAGCCGGTGGCAACTTCTGCTGCGGTGGCGGTGGCCGTAGCGTTGATCGCGGCAGTTGAGGGGTGATTCTGATCAGTGAAGACCAGGTTGGTGGTCGTCAGATTTGTAACGCTGGTAGTAACGCCAAAACTAGCGTCAACAGTGACGTTGCCAGTGGTGGGGCCTACAGTGATAGATTGAAAGCCGTTCTGCGATCGAACTGGGCCGGTGAACGTGGTATTTGCCATGATGTGGTCCTTACATGCAAGTTGGGGCACATCTGTCTGCATGTCGTCAGCCGGGACTGTCAGATGCGCCGAGAAACCCCGGAATGGGTCCAATATACCCTATTTCTAAAAAAAGAAAAAGGGGCACAAGGCCCCTTTTTCCGTTTACCTGCTTATTAAGCGCCAGGCGAGCCAAAGATGCCGCGTGGATCGCTGAAGCCGAAGCTGTAACGCTCACGTGCCTTGTAGCGGACGTTGCCGGTGTCGAAGTCGCCCTCGAAGCCAGTCTTCATGGACACGCGCTCGAACATTTTCATGCCGTTAGGAGCGTCAGTCTTAATGAAGTACGCATCTGGATCGGTTAGGAAGTTGTTAACCACGTAGCCCTGAGGCACCATGCCCATGTTGCGGATGGCGTTGATGTCGTTATCAGCAGTACCGACGCGGAGCGTGGACTTCATGATACGGTCAGCAGTGAACATCAGCTCTTTAGGGATGATCAACTTCAGGCCTTGAACGGCGATCTTCAGGCCGCGCTCATCAGTGAACGCTGCAATGTCGATCAGAGCTTGTTCCAAAGAGGTCTCGGACAAGTCAGCGGCCGTAGCCAAGGTGTTGGACAGGTTGGGACCTGACAGGGTCGGGTGATTGGTTGCGCACAGAGCAACACCGTCGCCACCGATAGAGGTGGTGAAAGCGTTGTTGAGCACAGCCGCAGCCTTGATCTGCTTGGTCTGAGCCATAGAACGGGCCAGGGCCTTGGTGTAGCGGGCAGACAAGCGGTCGTAGAGGTTATCTTCGACAGCTTCTTCCGTCAGCGAGAACGCCAAAGCAATGGTCTCATGGGTGTAGCGAGCCGTGTAGACCTCTTGAGCTTGGTCGTACGAAACGCCCGCGCCTTCAGTCTTCACAGGAGCTTCGCCGAAGCCCGATTCCATCACTTCCTCTTCAAACGCGCGGTCCGAAGACTCGATAGCGTAGATTTGGGTGTGTTGGTTCTCGTAGTTTTTGTACTCGAGTCCGAACAGAGCATTGAGACCAGGCTCAAGCTCTTTCACCAGTTGTGCACGTGAAATTGCCATGATTGATCTCCTTAGGTGCTAAAGCCCGGCGTGCCAGTGCTGCCGTACATGTGCTCGTTAATTTTCACAACGAGAATGGCGTATTGGCCCATCTCATTGCCCGGTACATTCCACAAACCCACTGCCTTCAGGTTGGTAGCAGCAGTTTCAGTGAACGTGCCACTCATGGACATGTTAGACAGTCCAGTTGTGGTGCTACCAGTGGTACTGGCAGTGATTTCAGCGTTCAAACCGATGCTCGCCTGAGTAGGAGTGCCTGCGTTCTGGATGAGGAACAACTGGCTGGGATCGTCAATCACGTCAGCCATGATCTGGCCGGCGGTGATGTTGACAGAACCAGGGTAGTAGTTCTTCCAGGTAGGCTTACCTGTGGTGGGGTCGATGTACTGACACCCGTTAAACACACCAACCGCACAAGTGTGGTCAGTGTTGTTGAACTTGACCAGGTAGCCATTGTCGATGGTTACTAGGTCGCCTTGGAAAATTGCCCCGGACTGGTTATCGTTAATCAAGTATCCGTACTGTTTTTGACCACCAGTAGCGGAGAGATTGCCGAGAGGACGCAGACCAAAGGGCTTATTTACGTTTGCCATTTGTCATTTCCTTAAAAAAATAAAATTTGTCAGCCCTTGTTAGAGCCACCAAAAGAAACGCGAGACTGACGTGTGGGCCGCTGAATGGTCATGCTGTTGTGGGCATTCGCTTTCATCAACTCGTTGTCCGCCGCCTGTAATTGGTCGTTCGCTCGACTTTGGTAATACGCAGTGCGCTCCGCCAACGTCTCAACCGGAATACGTGCAAGAAGTAAACCTCCCACGCTGATAACACCAGCATGTCGGCCGTCTTCTACTGTTGGCACATGATAGTCGGGGTACTCGTCCCCACGAACCAACTCATACCCCTCGCGGAGCTTTCCAGAGATGTTCGTGCGGTCGTCAATACCACCGGCTTCAGAGCGAATCCAACGGTGCTTGTATCCAGGAGGCGCAGGTGGCGCATCCAGTCGTGAAGGGGGAGCCCAAGGTTTACGTCGCGCATCTTGATCACGGGATTCGGCCCCGCGTGAAGTGCGATTGAGTGTAGGTACTTTAACGTCTGACATGGTCTTACTCCTTTACGTACTTGGCATATTCCTCAAGCGGAACACCCAGCTTTTTGGCAATTGCAACTTGACTCGGGGTCAACTTGACAGTGCGGCGTGCGTTGTTGATACCCGATGACCGGGATGCAGGAGCCACCGTTTGCACGAGTCTGGCGGACCTGTTGGTTTGCGCTTGTTGCTGACCCCCGCCCAGCTTCTGGGGAAAGGTCTGCTTCAAACGGTTGTCTAGCTCATCATAATACTCATTGCTGTTTGGGTCAAATCCCTCAGACTGAATCAACTGACGATGGATTCCCCATGCCGCATGAGTCATGGCAGTATCTCGGCCGTACCAGGGGTTACGCTCGGCCCAGTCCTCAACCCGTGGGTCGACTTCCTGCTGAACCTGCACCTGGGGTTGTTGGGCAGCTTGTTGGGCAGCAGCCTGCTGCTGACGCGCCCACTGCTGGTTCTGATGCTCGCGCTGCTGCGTAGCGGCGGCAATCTGGTTCTGCTCCATAGTCAGCGTTGTAAGGCGCTGCTGGGCTTCCGTTTCGGTGTCAATGTCACCTTCTTCACGGGCCTTGCGAATGATTTGTTTTAGGGCAACAACCTGCGTCTCGACACGGCCGGTGGCCTCGCCCAGGCGCGCGCCGTCCACGGTCATGTACTGCTGCTCAAGCTGAGTAGCCCGGGCCTGGACGCTCTTGGCGTACTCCAGGGCTGCCTGCTCACGGCGCTGGGTCTCGCGCAGGCGCGCGGTCAGTTTGTCAATGCGCTTTTTGACGCCTTCGCTGTACTGGTCAAGCTCTCCGGCCTCACTGGAGGTTGTCTCAACCCTGGGCGCTTGGGGCTTGTCCAACACTTCAGCAGCACCGTCCTCCCCAATGGAAACGGTGGCGGGACTCTCGTCCTCACCTATCTTAAACTCAAGTTGCTCATTCATGTCATTGCTCCTTTACATGTGCAGAATGTCTTCAGGACTGTTTACGACAGCCAAAACTTCGTCGTCGTTTAACAAACGAATCTCACCTCCGTCGATTGGGATGCGAGCACCCGCATATCGTCCAAAGATGATCCAGTCACCCGCCTTGCACCATGGTCCGGCCGGGAATTTACCCTGGTCAGCATAGGCAAGGTCACCTACCTTCAAAACGTAGCCGCATGTGGTGCCAAGCTGCGTTCTGCGCTGCGTTTCTTCGGGGATAAAAATACCGCCCTTAGTCACATCCGCGCCGCGATAGGGGAGGATGGCGATGCGCCACCCACTGGGTTTTGGTATGGTGTCAATGACCGCTTGGTGGAGCTTTTCAGGGTCAAAGCCCTGCTCGGTGTAAGCGTCTTCAAGGGCAGGCGGCTTGTTAGCTGCCTCCTCGGCCCACTTACGCTCCAAGGCGGTCATATTGATTTCAGGTACTGTTGCGGTTTCCATGGTCTTCCTTTCACTTGAGTAAATCGTCTGTGTCATCCGTGACTTTCCTGAGCAAGTCTTTCACGGAGTCTTCAGCCAGTCTCAAACCCTCAAGGCGACCCATCATGAAGCGATATCGCTCCATGTCTGTGATGGTTCCGTTCAGGACAATCATCTTTGATTGGTCCTGGAGTTTCCTGATTTCTTTCAGAACTGCTTCTGCAAATTCAAGCATGGTGTTTCCATGAAAAGCAGACGGTACAAGGCCCCGTCTGATAGCACTTACTCACGAATCAGTATATCTTAACTGGGCGGTTGCCATCTTTCTTTTTCACTATCTTATATGGCCCCTGAACTCCTTTTGACGTCTTCACGTCGCCGCCACTGGCCATCTTAGTTTTCCCTGCCTTGCTGTATGCAACAGCAACGGCCTGTTTTACGGCAGCAGCTTTGCTCTTCGGCTTGCTGGTGCCAATCATCCCGTCTTGTTTGTAGTCACGAACGATCTCTCCAATGTTGGAACTGATCGTCTTCCTGCTGGAACCTTTTTTAAGCGGCATATCGGCCTCCTGGTTGTTGGGGTTGACTGACCTTGGCTTGCTGCAACTGCAGCTTCTGCTGGTTAATCTGGTTGGTCTGCTGCGCCTTCTGCTGGTCAAGGCCCAGGCGCTGCTGGTCAAGGCCAATGCGTGCCTTGTCGGCCTCTGCGCGCTGGGCAATCTCCTTCTCCTTGAGCTGTATCAGGGGGTCAGGTCCCTCTCCGCCGGCGAGCTTCTCCTGCAGTTCGCGCACTTCCTTCATGCCCATGGCAATGTTGATAGCGACGATGCCTTCCTTCTGGATAGCGGAGACCATGCGGTCGGGGTCGGTCCCATACTGCTTGAACAGCTCGACTTCCATGTCCTCTTCTGCACGCAAACGGATGTGTTCCAAAACATGCTTCTGTAACTCGGCAGCAGACATTGGGTTGGCCTGCAGAATGGGCGACATGCCCATCATCAGGTGTGTTGCAATGTGCGCATCATG